CACGCGCGTCTCGGTTGGCTTGAGCTCGAGCTTTCCCTCCTCGTCGAGGGATTCGTCCTCATCATCTTCCGCACCGTCCTCCGCATTCGGGATGCTCGGGGCGACGATAGCGTGCCAGATGGTGCCGCCGTCGGTCGAGGCGTGGAGTCGCCCTGATGCGGTGAGCTCGATGGTCAGGTTCGGGGTGAGTCCGGCGAGGGCCAGACACCGAAGCGCACCAAGTGAGGCGGCCGCGAGCGTCATGGGAACCACGTCCCCGACCACCTCGATATCGTCGAGGTCCTTGTCGATGGCCACGCACGGGAGTCCCATCTGCTTGTTGCATGGGATGGGATCGAGAAGGTTGACCTCGCGCGCCTTGTGGTTGGTCCCGTCGACCTCCACGTCCCAAAACTCGAGCACAGTGAACACGTTTGCCTTGCTCAGCACGAATCGCGCATCCTGCTCGGGCAGCATGGCCCGGTGCGCGAAAACGAGCTCGCGTCTTGGGATGAGCCACGCTGAACGCTCGAACCCCCTACTGACGAGGTTTTCACCGCGCACCGACTTGCGACCATCGCTCGCGTAGGCAATGAGCTCGGTTCCCTCGAGCAGGATGCTCGCCCCGTTGAGCGTCGGCACCTTCTCGTCGGTGGCGCTGAATGCGATGAGCACCGCGAGCTCCCGATACGAGAGGACGAGTGCCTGTTGCTTGCCTTCGATGAGTTGCATACACGGCTACTTTCTGTCCGCCGGAGCGGACGGTGAGTTGACGACCCCCCGACTGGGGTACCCCAGTTCGACCCGGTCCTCGCGGGTTTCAGCCGGGAGACGACCGGCCGGCTCGAGGCGGATTCCTCGGTGGCGACGTGGCACCGTACGCGTGACGGACCGGCAGAATTCCGCGTAAAACAAGCCGCTTGCGCGGAGCGGCAGGCTGCGCTTAGATGGTGCTCGACCAGCTCGCGAAGGTGGCGGAACTGGCAGACGCGCTAGCTTGAGGTGGTGGCAGGCGACGCAAAGCCGGGCAGGAATGCTGCTGCGACGACTGGGGTATTCGGAGCTGTCCCCCAGCTCTACCGCCGGAGCCCGAACTTCCGGAGCGCCTGCTCGGTGGCCCGCACCGAGGTCCGCACGTAGCGGTCGGTGGTGGTGGCCCGGTTGTGTCCCAGCATCTGCTGGACGACCCCGAGCGGCACGCCCATCTCGAGCAGGTGGGTGGCCCGAGCGGAGCGGAGATGGATCTGAGCGAACTTCTCGGCCTTGTCCTGGGGCATCGCCTGCTCGGCTGCGGCCCGCACGTACTCGGTGTAATCGTGCCAGCCGAACACGAGCCCAGAGGTCACGCGGAGCGAGGTCAGGATCTCCACCGCTCGGTCGGTGAGCGGTAGCGTGTAAGCCCGTCGGCTCTTGAGCACCATCCGCGCGAGCCTGAGCTGCCGCTCTCCGGGCCGCCAATGCTCGGGCACCGACAGCCGATCGAGCGTGCTCGAGCGGAGCGCAGTCTCGTACTGGAGCTCGAGTCTCGCCCGCACCACGAACACGCCGTCGAGACTCTGCTCCGGCAGGGCCGCAATGAATGCGCGAATCTCGTCGGGGCTGTACTCGTCGGCCTTCACGCGACGGCGCCTCTCGAATGCTGTCCCAAGCGCTCCCCTCGGAACCCCCGGCACGTTCGGCGGCTCGGAGATGAGCCCCTGCTCGGCAGCCCAGAGGGTGAGCTGGCGGAGCACCGAGAGCTCGTGCCGCACGGAGGGTGTCTGCACGACCCGGAGGCGAGCATCGATGTACCCGCGCACCGAGTTGTGCGAGACATCGAGCAGCGACTCGAACGTTTTCGCCAGGTGTGAGTTGATGACCTGAGCATACGCCCCGACCGTGCGCTCCCCGATCCTGCCCGAGGACGCCTCTAGCCACTTCGCTCCGGCATCCACGATGCTCATCCGTTCGCACGTCGAGCTCCGTGGACTAGGTGGAGGCGCCTTGCCGGCGAGTTGCTCCGCTGCGAGTTGCGCCCCGCGGAGATGAGCCTTTTCAGGATCTCGCTCCCCCGTGCTGAGCTCGATGGTGCGCCCTTCGTGCGGGAGCCAGATGCGGACTGACCAGGTTTTCGCGCGCGGGGCGAGGCGGAGACTCCACGAGCGTTTGCGGCTAGCCATCGGTCGAGCTCGGTGCGCGGGACCAGGATGCGGCGCCCGATCCGGACCAGACGGATACTAGGTCTCACGTGAGCGTCAAATAACTCCTGCGATACCCCGAGGTATGAGGACGCCTCGGACAGCGAGAACGCGGCTCGGTCCACGATGGCACCTAGGCAGCGGCCGGCGAATTCCCCCCACCACCCTCGACCACGTCCTCGATCCAGGCGGTCATCGGCACGGCTCCACCCGTAACCACCTGGATTTTATGGGCCATGTCCACGCGAGGGACCATTTTCCCGCGCTCGTACCCGGACACCGAGGCCTGGTCGACCTGTAATTGGTCGGCTAGCTGAACTTGTGAGAGCTTCGACGCGATGCGCCATTCGAGGAGGAGATTGGGTCCAGGTCGCGACATAGCCGTAGTATGCGCATACGCATCCCTTCCTTGCAAGGCGCTTTCTATGGCCATACATTATATGAGTGAGTGCCATGCTAGACCTCGTGACCCGATCCTCCAAGAGCATCCCGAGCCGACAGAATGAGACTGCCAGGAAGGTGATCCGAGAAATCCTGCAGGCTCGATTCGACGGAAATCAGCTGGCGATGGCCAGGGCGTGCGGCGTTAGCCAGTCCACGATCAGCAACATCATCGCCGGGAAGCACGGGTTAGGGCCCAAGGTCATGCTCGCTCTCATCCGAATGAATCCGTCGGAGGCCATGCGGGCGATGGGGATCGAGCTCACGGATACTGGGTACCCGCTAGGTGAAGCCGCGTCCGATGCTGTCGATGAGCTCGAGCGTGACGGATATTCGAGCGCCGTCGCCGCCTGGGCGGTGGTCACCGCGCTGAAGTTCGGGGCCGCCGACCGCGCGCCCGCTCAGCTCGTCGCTACCGCGAGGGTGGTGGCGCGATTCGCGGAGGCGATAGAGCAGCTCGCTGGAATGCACCCGAGCGCGAGCGACCCAGAGCGTAGGCGATAGTCTCCCCCGCCTCCCGCATCCACTCGAAGGGTGATTCTCCGAGCGCCTGAGCAGCCACCTCGGCCTGCTCCCTCGTCAGCTCGACCGCCAGCGTCACCGACTCCCCGCTCCCCACCACCTGGACCGTTGGTGCCATAGGATCTGCCATGGTCCGACGATCCGGCCCCGGAGCGCAATCGGGAAAACAACCTAGCGGGCCGAATTATTAGCATACGCATAAAATGTATTGTCCAGTGCCGTAGACGTGGTATGCACATACTCATGGCTAAGGTACTGACCACTCACTCCGCCGAGCAGATGATCCTCCTAGAGTCCGGGCTGGCCGACAGGACGATTACGACCCCAAAGTCACAGCAGCTACAGCTGGCGCTGCTTGAACTGATCCAGCAGGGCCTGTTCGCCACCGATGGTGGCTCCTGGTCGCTCACCGACCGAGGCCGCATCATCGCCAGAGGCATCCAGCGGCAGGGACAGATCGCCTCGGGGGTCCGGCTATGAGCTCGGAGGTCGTGCGCGCCTGCGCGTGCTGCGGGGTGCGTGTCACGAAATTGACATGGGACCGCATGGCACGGCGAGGCTACCAGGACCTGGGCGACCCCGACGTCGTCCTGGAGCTCCGGGCCTGCGAGTGCGGCACCACCCGGTCCAGGGAGGTACCTCGCAGCCTGCTGTCCGGCACGCGCCGACGGGTGTCACGTCCAGAGCCTGTGGGGCTCCACTCGAGGCACCGCCCGGCGGTGTACGATGCGATCCGGATCCTGTGCGAGTCGATCTCCGACGACGACAGCCCTGATTGGCTCCTCGCGGTCGAGCTCGAGTCTCTGTTCCGTCTCGCACTGTCCTGCCGATACGAGTCCGGACCCGATAGCGGGACAGCACTGGGCACCCTCCGCCTCGCCATGGATCAAGCACGAGGGACCCAGTGGCAGCGCCTGACGACTGCTCTCTATCGAGTCGCGACCAGGCAAACGATTCGTCGTTCTCGCCCCGGGGACGCGCCATCGTGAAGGGGCTCACCGACAGGCAGGCCCAGGTGATGCGGGCCATCATCGAGTATTGGAGCGAGCACGGTTACCCGCCGACCATGCGCGAGCTCTGCCGTTTGCTCGGAATACGCTCCACTCATGCGATCGCGGACAACTTTGAGTATTTGGCCAAGAAGGGGGTCTTGAGGATCTGTCGCGCGCGCAGCCGGGCCATCGAGCTCTCACCAGAATACATGCGTTACGTGGTGCGCGGCATGGCCAGACGGTGGGCTGTTCCGCTCGCTGATGACCCAACCAGATCGATCGAGCAAACCCAGGAGTAACCCAATGTCAGAACCGATACGTACGTTCCGAGATGTAATGCGTGCCTTCGGAGCAGCATCGGGCGGAGAGTACTTCTCCGTTCGCGTCGAGGCGACTATGCCGTACGGAGGAAACCACAACTTGGTCCAATTGCGATGGTCGGGATACATCCCGAGCCGCTGCTGGAGCCCAGAGTATCAGACCCCGGGCGAGCTCGTAGAATGGGCAGCCCACCCCGAGCGCGAGTCGAAGCTCGAGGATATCGACGTGGAGCAGCCCGAGCAGGTCGACGGGAGCGAGTCATGTACTCAGTAACGGTCAGCAAAGAGTCGGTCGAAATCCTGCGCCAGCTGGTCTACCTGGCTGCGCGCACCATCGAGGGAGACCTCACCGCCGCTCAGTGCGAAGGGAATGCGGCAATTGCTGTTGCGACCGTCGCGCTTCAGATCGTCTTCGAACACGCCATCGACGACCCGATCGTGCGCGACGACCTAGTAAAAACGATCGCCGGGCGGGCCAACGCGAATGTGCCGGTTCCGCACGAGACCGAGCCAGAACAACCAGCAGCTCCCGAGGTCAACTGACCATGCCTCACTACCGATCGCTAATGGATCCTCGCGAGTACTTCGGGCGGCCCAAGATCGCGAGCTACAATCTCGAGGACGAGAAGGGCCGGCACTGCGAGACGACGGTCAAGATCCTCGAGTGCAAAGCGGGCGAAGTGCAGGACCCCGCAGGTCGCAAGAGCAAAAAGCCGGTGCTGCTCCTGCTCGATCGGAACCGCAAAGAGTGGAGTTTTCCGGTGGGCGCGACGATCTGCAAGACCATCGAAAAGCTATACGGCCCCAACACCGACGACTGGGCGACGAAGCTTCTCACGCTCTACGTGACCACCACGCACTGCCCGGAGGGTGAGGTATTCTGCATCCGGGTTCGACCGCAAGTGCCGAAATCGGCTCGGGCAGATGCACGTGCTGAACACCGACCGAACGATCGCACCGATCCGCCCGCCACCACCGAGGAGTCAGCGGCCACAACAGAACCCGAGAAACCCAGGATGCGCGAGCCGGGAGAAGAGGAATGAACGACTGGAGGAAGGTCAAAACAATAGATCTGGGACTCAGTCCCAGGACCGCAGCGCTGTGTGAGAAACACGGCCTGCGTACCCTAGATCAGATTTCCCGCTACAATCGGATCGAGATTATGAGGATGGGAAGGTTCGGCAAGCGGAGCATCGCAGAGCTCGAGGATGGGGCGCGCCGGAACGGATGTCCCAATCTATGGGGACAGGATCCAAATGAAGAGCTGTACACAGAACTCATGTCGGAAGTCGGAAAGACTATCAGGAAATTCCTGCGCAAAATGGGGCTACCATGATGGCCGTTACCCGAATCACCATCCCATACCTCCGCCAGCGCGGAGCCTGTTGCTCGCGTCCGGGAGAGCGCTACTCGGACTATGCCCTCGCACCGCTCGGACCTCCTGAGGGGTTGACTACCATCGAGGTATGTGACCTAGCAGGGATTCCGGCTGCTGATCGCCTGTGGGTCCTGCTGCACGAGGACTGGATCCCTGCTGCTGAGCTCAGGCTGCTGGCGTGCTGGTGGGCACGTGGCGCGCTTGCCCTTGTCGGGACTCCGGATCCTCGGAGTGTCGCCGCGGTCGAAACAGCGGAGAGATTCGCGATCGGGCTGTCCACACTCGAGGAGCTGGCCGCAGCCTGGGCCGCAGCCCGGGACGCAGCCTGGGCCGCAGCCTGTGCCGCAGCCTGTGCCGCAGCCTGTTCCGCAGCCTGTGCCGCACAACTCGCCGACGTGCGGCGAGTGCTCGTTGGCGAGTGGACGGCGGAGAATTACCTGGAGTGTAGGAGCACACCGTGAACAACACAACCGTATTTCAGGCAGTGGACGACGGCGACGCTGTGTTTGAGTTGCGCTTCGAAACCGACGATACCGGACGAGTGTCAATCGTGCTGGCGACAGCTATTCTGCCAGAGCAGGCTCTGGCCCTTGAGTCCGCACTCAGGAAGGCTCGGGAAGCTCGGGAGCGCGACGCCGAGAATCATCAGGAGTGGAAGTCATGAAGATCGACGGCATCGACGGCCGGTGGTGGGAGCCGGTGCATTTCAGCAACCTCAAACACATGGCCGAGTGCGCGGAGCTCTACCAATGGCACTGCACTCACGATGATCCAGAGACGGCCTGGGCCCGTATCGGATTGGCATTCCACTCGCGCGTGCTCGGTGGTCTAGAGGTCGTCTGCTTCGAGGGACGGAGAGACCCGAGGAGCCGAGAGTGGCAGGACTTCCAGCGCGAGCACTCCGGCAGTGAGATCCTGATCGCCTCGGAGTATCGGGTCGTCGCGGGAATGGTCGAGTCGGTGATGCGCCACCCAATAGCGAGTTCGCTTCTAGCGCGCTGCCCAATTCGCGAGGAGAAAATCACAGGAACGCTCATCGGGTTCGAGTGCGAAGGGCGGATCGACTTTCGCGGCCCGGGCCTGCTAGGAGAGCTCAAGAGCGATACGGTGGTGCGACCCGATCGGTGGCAACGGCGCGTGCAGTACATGGGCTACCCGGCGCAACTCGACTGGTACCGTACGCTGCTCAACAGCCCCAACCCCGAGGAGTGCTACTCGATCGTCGTCGGGAAGGCCCCCCCGCATCTGGTCGTCGTGCACCACGCGACCGAGCGGCTACTCGAGGACGGCCGCCGGGCGTGGCGACTATGGCTCGAGCAACTCAGGGTGTGCGCCGACTCGGGCGTGTGGCCAGGCTACTCCGAGTCGATCGTCGAATGGGACTCGGCTGAGCTCGAGCAGGGCGAGGCCGTCGAATGGGAGGAAGCGTCGTGACCCAGGAAGAAATCGAGAGAGAGTGCGGAGAGATTGGGTCAGCAATTTCTGACACGCTTCCCATAGACGCTGGGTTCGTGCTGGTGGTTGTCGATGGCGGGAACCGGGCATACAGCACGTCCTTGCGACGTAAGGAATGCGCTCGACTGTTGAGTGAGCTCACGAAGCACCTGGAGCGCAAAGCAGGATAACTAACCCACGGGAGCAGCAATGAGCCACCCCAACCCTCTCGCTGCTCCCGTGGCTCTGCCGGAACGGAGATCGTGCAACCCCCCTTGCCAGCCACGCACGAGGCTCCCCTCGGGTTCGAGGCCCGATTCCGGCACTACCGATCTCTCGGAGCTACCTCCGCTCCTCACACCGCGTGCGGTACCGATCACCATAGACCCGATCGGTGACGCACTCGGTCCGGCGCGTACGGTCCTCACCACGCCGCTGCATCGCCTCCGCAATCCCGAGCATGGGGCTCCGTTGCGGCGGGCCCTGGGCGGGCTGGGCGGTGCCGGAGCAGGCGACGAGGAGCAGTGAGGCTAGGAGCGAGCGGGCCATCCACCGAGTCTCCCGCCCATCCACCACCGGGGCAATGTGGTCAAGCCGCGTACTGAACACCCTTTCAAAATTCGGAGCGCCTACACTAATCCGGCTCCGAAACCGACGAATCCTGGGCTATAACTGGATCATCCCGAGCACGTCGCTCGGCCTATTCAAGAGGGAGGCCACCATGGCCACCAAGACCATCACCGTCATCGTACCCGCCGACCCCGACCAGGATGACTGCCTGACCGCCGCCGTCGAAGCCTACGTGGCCGAGCACCCGGAGCTCGAGGGATGGGACCTGTCGCCCCGCTGGACCGACGACGATGACCGCGAGACGGTCACACTGACCGTGCCGGACCAGTACCCCACGCTCTGATGAGAGCCCCCCGCCCCTTCCGCCCCGCCGCCACCAGGCCGCGGGGCTCGGGGCGTTAGAGGAACCCACGTGCGTTCAATACGACGACCGAATTTTAGCGACGTACTGATTGAGGAATACTGCGACCCACAAGGGAGCTACGTGGTGCTGAAGCGCGTAGCCGGCGCTCGCCTGTCATGGGACGGGTGCGAGGCGGGTACCGGTATGCCAGTGGCGAGATTCCCTGATTTTGAAGCGGCAGAAGGATTTGCGGCTGTGTACGGATTCAAGATTGCTCACTACCCTGTTCGCGGTCGCGGTCGCGGTCGGCCGGGTCGTTGAGCCAGGAGATCTGCCGCCATGCGCATCCAATTTCTCTACCACCCGACCCACGCCGTCTCCCGAGCCGCCCGGGCTCGCTCGACCGTGGCCATGCGTCGCCGGGTGGACCGGCTCGAGGCCGCCCTGGTCGAGCACGTCGATGTCGCACGCGACCGCTACGTGCACGGAGCCCTGTCCGAGATCCTGGTCCTCGAGGCGGAGGCGGACGTGGTCGAGGCGTACTGGGAGGCAGGGTGCCCGTGACACGAGTAGCGCCCGCACGCTCTCCGCTGGTTGATCCGGAAGCAGGCGATCGGCTGACAAACGGATCGCGAACGATCGTGGTCCACGAGGTAGCACGAGGGCAGGTGTACTTTGCCCGCTGGGACAACCAGCGCCCAGACGACGTGGCTCTCGTGCGCGTACCGAGAGAGAGCTGGGCGGAACTATGCCGCGAAGAAGCCGCACGGGTGCTCCCGTGACCGTCCGTCTTGTGCTCGCGTGGTACGACCTGTGGATCGGTGCGTACTGGGATCGACGGTCACGGGTACTCTACGTGCTACCGCTGCCCTGCATAGGAGTCAGGATCTCCTGGAGCGACAAGCCATGACCACCCGCTCCCCCTGGTACATCACCCGCACGGCGATCCTGGACTACCACCGGATCTCCACCGGGAGCACGAGCGACCCCGACGACGAGCAATTCGACGCGGCCAAGGAAGCGCTGCTCGAAGCGCTCAGATCCGCCCACTTCGTGGGGGGAAGGCGCAACGGGCTCGAGCTATGGCGACTCCAGGGACAGCCGCGACTTCGCCTGTTGCTCGCCACGGCGCCCCACACCCGGGGGGTATTCCCACAGCTGGTCAGAGTACTGCCGGAGCACGACTGATGCGAGCACTGGCACTGGCTCTGCTCTTAGTAGCCTGCGGCGAGACCGACTGGCCTCGAGCGATCTACCCGTCGATCGGCGCAACCGACGAGCAGCGCGAGGTGGTCCAGCGGGTGGTGCGGCGCTGGAACCAGCTCTCGGAGGAAGAGCTAGGACGGCACATCGTGCTCTACGACAATGGCGACGTTACCGTCTGGATCAACCCGGACATCGAGTGGCCGTGCGATAGTCCCAGCGATCCAGCGTGCGCGGAGATCGACGGGTACAACGTGTACATCCGGTGGAACGAGTATGCCGAGGACTACCTCACGCACGAGGTGGGGCACATCCTGGGGCTGTACGACCGCGACGACGGTGCGGGGGTGATGAGCCGCTCCGGAGGTCTGGTATTTGACGCGCTCGACCGGGCCAACCTGCGAGCGCTCGCGCAGAGTCAATCAGGGTAGCGGCACTCCGTAGTGCTTGGCGATGGCGTACCCGATGATCCCAAGCAGGGTCACCAGCGTCGTTTCGAGCTGCCCCTTGCGCCGGCCCCGTCTCGCCCCGAGCCGAGCAGTGTCCTCGAGTGCGGCCTCCGCGATTGCCTGACCTCGAGCAGCGACGGCCTCGTTTCTGGTGATCCGCTGGTCGAACACGTGCTGTCCTGTGGTCTCTTTCTCCTCGTGATCCTCGAGTCGATCGAGGATTTCTCCCAGCCTCACCCGGAGCGCGTCAATCGCTTCGGTGTTGCGCTGGATCGCTGGGTTCAGCAAGTTGAATAGGTGCTGCCCGAGGATCTGATCTCGGGTGACGAGCGTGCGATTCAAGCGCTCGATTTGCTCGCAGCGCGCATCCTCGCCTAGGCTACACGGGACAATCTCTCGGAATTCAGGAGACATTTGCATCAGCCTTGTCTCCCCCTCACAAGTTCGTCTCGCTCACGGATCGCATCAGCGTCAGACTCGTCGAGCAGTGACTGCCACGTGAATCCCTGGAGCTCCACCGTCTCGGACGGGTAGACCTCCTCGGTCCCAGTGAGGCCGCGCCGGATCGCGTTGACCCACTTGGTGATTGACTTGGCGTGGTTCGCGATCCGCTCGTCTTGCGTCTTACCGAACCCCTCGTAGTAGCCGTCCAGCCTGAGCGCCGTCGAAAACTCGAGCACGAGCCCAGAGCGCGTCGCTGCCAGCGTCCGAGCGTGCCGGCGGATCCATACCACCACGTCTAGGATTCCGGCGAGGTGGCTCTGGTATGCGCGGAAGCACACGCCGTAGGCGGTCGAGGTTCCGTCCGCATTCGGGTGCGTATCGCTCGCGCTGAAGCACCCACCGAGCGGATTCCACGGCTGCCCCAGGCGCCGAGCCGTCGAGCACGTCGGGTACTTGTGCTGGTACGCCCCGTGGTTCCCGGAGCCGACCCAGACGGCGGGCTTGTCCGGGCAGCCATAGACGGACTCGTGCCCGGTCATCGCCTGCACGATCTCGAGCGTGGGCACCGAGGCCTCTTCAGCGAGCTCGATTCTCCACGCCTCGGCCACCATGGCGCGCTGCTCGGCATGTGTCGGGCGGGTCCACAGGGGAGGGATGTAGAGGGTCATGGCAGCTCCGGCGCGCAGGCATCGCCGCCACTCTCGAGCAGGAGGGCGAGGTCGCGGAACGTGAGGTATCCGTAGCCCCATAGTCCTCGATGCTCTACACCCCATAGGCCCCAGGAGTTGCGCACCCAGACCCGGCCGTTTTCGACGTCGACCTCATCGGCCTTGATCTCGTGCCCACCTCTGAGCTGACAGGATGAGGTTAACCGAATGCGCCCGTCCGGATCGGTGTCGTCGAACGTGCTGTACCAGTCTAGGCCAAGGATGACGGGGCGGGTTTGGAGAGCCTGCAAGACCGCTGTGAGGCCCGCCGTCATGGCGAACCCGTCGAAGTACCCTACCTCGAACGCCGCCGTCATGGCGGCCCAGCCTGAGCTCCCGGTGTCCACTGGAGGGTAGGTGCCGGGAAAGGGGTCGAGCTGGGTGGCGCGCTTGTAGAGACGGACGCATTCGGCCGCCGTCAGCTGGTACGGGTAGGGAGCGGTGGACGCGCACCCTCCGGTGGCAAACCCGGTGCAAGCCCCGAGGCCCCCCTGGTCGAGCGGAGCAGCGACGTTCGGCGCGTGAGCCACCGACCGGAGCTCTAGGTCCTCTCGCACCGGGAGGTGGCGGGCGACCTCTCGCCAGTTGACCAGGCGCTGCCTGCCCAGGGGCTTCCCCAGGACCTCGATCAGGGTTGGTACTCGGACGACGATTGGCTCGGTCACTGGTAGCCTCGCTGGATGACGGGGTCGGAGCAGATACGGCGCACAAGGGTAGGGACTGGAGTTCCCGATTCCGACGCGACCCGGCGGGTGACGGGGTCCGCGGTCTGCTCGGTCACGCACCGATCGTAGGCCGATGGGGCCGGCGCCGTCCCCCCGGTAGCGAGTGGACTAGCCCCGGCGCTTCCACCCGCCTGGTAGTCCACCCATGCGCTACCCCCTGTCCCTCCCGGGCTCGGCGGTGGAATGGGGGCTGAGGGGCGGCACCCGGACTGGACGATCAGCGCTACCAGGTAGGCCAGTGCCAGCAGTGACCCCACGGCGCTCTTGGACGCTACGGTCACCGGCACACCACTTTCGTCGCTTTCGCGATCGAGTATCGGCCGGAAGCGACCAGCTCGTCGTGCGTCATGTACGGTATCTCGTCTCCACCAGTGGCATCCCGGTAGATCTCGCGCCACTTATCGTCGAGCATCTTCCGGTGCACGTTGACAGCCGGCCGATAGAGTACCTCTGATTCCCACTGTTGAAGAGCCCATGCCGCGCGCTCTCCGTGCTCGTTGGTGGCGGGCTCGGTGTTCACCGGCACACCGCCCTTGCCCCGTCCGTGATGCACGCTCGAGCGCCCCGCTTGAGTGCGCTCCGCCGTGCCATCTCGCGCTCCGCCTCGGTCTGGTAGCAGACCATCGGCTCGACCACTCCGGCGATCTCCACTGAGAGGCAGTAGAGACCTTCGCACGGACTCTTGAGCTCGGGGGTGCCGAAGATTCCGCTCGAGCACGCGGTGGGCGCGGCGAGCCCAAGCAGGACGAGTGCTAGAACTCCAGCCACCCTTGGCGGTTCCCCGCTGCCTTCCGCTCGTCCGCGCTGCTCTGCCTCACGCACGAGAGCAGCGATATGAGCCTCTCGAGCCGCACGCTTCTCGGCATCTTCGGGCAACTTGAGCAGGCGCCTGAGGTCACCAGCGAGTCGCGCGCAGATGAGCGTGAACTTCCAGGTGGGCGGGGCTACTCCGGCAACGATGGTCGCCGCGGTGTAGAGTACGCCGAGCACGGCCAGCACCAGCACGGTACCGGACTCGACGACGGCCTTGATCTGAGCGAGTAGTTCGGGGGTCATGATTGTCTGCTCCTTTGTGCGCCGGCTATGGCGCGAGTAGCTCCTGAATGCATGTCAGAATTGACCGGGTGACTCCGGTCGCGTTAGGACCAATCGCTAAAGTGCGAGCGCCAAGGCGATCCCAGTGCCCTGCCGCTCCCTCCGGACTCGGCGCGGCGTACCCCTGAACCAGGGTGTTGTTGTCGACGAATGTCATGGCCTCGTGGTACGCGAGGCGAGAGTGCTCGTCGCTGGCCACGTAGGCCGTCTGGGACGCTCTGATCGTATCGTAGTCCACGCCCACCGGAGGTGGCTCTGCCGATGCTGGGATTCTCACCACGACCACGCCTAGATTGGCGTACCCCAAATCGGTCCGTAACGCGGCCATGATATGGGCCATTCCAGCGGACCAGGTCGTGTCAGTGCCGGGTCCGTTGGTCCCCTCGTAGCAAATCACGACCGGTTCCAGGTGACTCGGCAGCAGCGCCAGACGCGCCTCGATCCATGCCAAAAACGTTGCATAGCCAGACGGATTGACCTCCGGATTGCAGTAGTCCAGGGTGCTGCCACCCCATGCGGTGTTGATGAGCGCCAATGGCGACTCGAGCGGCAGCAGAGACTCTGCGAGGTCGAGTACCCACGAACCTCGTGGCACATCGCTATTAGCCACTAGCGGCTGCAGGCGCGCGAACGTATCCTGCTGTGCCTCAAGCGCCGCCCCTCCCTCGCCCTGATGGCAATAGATCTTGTACACGCTCCCTACTACCTGAGGCCGTTGCATCGCTGATGGGTAGTGCACGATATGCACGTAGTTCGCAGCCGCGTTACTGTCACCGAGCACTATTATCGGTCGGGCCCCGGACGGATTCGAATCTACCCAATCTCCGGCCGGGGTCACGCTTTTGGGGGGCAGTCCCAGTACGCCTGTGCCATCCACACCCAGTCGTCGACTGCATCGGTCGAGCCGGCGTCGGTCTCGTAGGCTATGCCGTATAGATTTAGGTCGGTCGGGAACGATCCTCCGGAGTTCAGGGCTCCGATTGTGGCGTTGGCTCCCGCCGCCTGACCAGCATACGCAACCGGCGTCTGAGCGGCTCCGTCGATGTAGAGCGTCGCAGTATCCGCCACATCATCGCAGAGCAGAGCGAACGAATGTTTCCCGCTCGGGCAATTTCCTAGCGATTTCTGTGAACCGTTGTACAGATCTAGCGTCCCACCAGTTGTCAGCGCAATCCACCAGGTATTCGAAAATGCGAACACAACCTCCAACGCCGCTGGAGTCGGATCGTCGACGCTCATCGACCAGTAAATTGCGTGGCTCGTTGCGCTCGTCGGCACATTGGGGATCTGGTAGTGCTCACCCCCCGCCACCTGGAAATCCAGAAATCCTACTGTGTCGGCATCGATTTGCCACGATGGGTAATTATCGGCGGTGCCGGTGATATCGTGATTCGCGGCACTCTCGCTCTGGTCGGTCCACGCCGTGACATCCGCTCCCTCAGAGGGAGAGGCAGGGGTCTTGCCCAGATCCGAATAGAACAGAAATTCGGGCCCGTATCCAAGCACCTTGGTCCTCGAACCAACCGTCGTCCCCTCCGCCACCGGCGCCACACTCACCCCGCCAGGTCCGTATGCGTAGGCATCGAGCTCGATCGAGCCCGAGAGCGCAGTCGTGTGGACGTGCGTCTCGCCCACCGCGGTCCAGACGCCGACGCCCCAGACCGGGGCCGCCGCTCCGTGCGCCACGACCGTGAAATGGGTCGCGTTCGATGCCGTGACCGCGCAGTCCACGGTTTCGTCGGAGATTGCTGGAAGCGTGAAGGTGAGGATGGTGGGGGGAGATGAGCTAATTTGCCCACCAAACCCAAGCGCATGAACCACACCGAGCACTGGGCTACTCCTTCCCCCCGCACCACCCAGCCCACGCCGGCGAGGTGGTGACAATCGTCGCGGTTTGCACGACTGCCACGATTGATCGCACGCGCATTGGCTCCCACGAGCGAGCGGAAAGCGGCGGGGTGAGCGGGATCAATGACACGTTGTCAACGGTGCCAGTGAAGGCGGTTCCAGTGAACACGAGGTTGGCGTTGGTCGACCCGGCGGTGATGACCTCCTGCTTGACGCCGGTCGTGGTGACCCCGGTTCCAGCGGTGCCACCGAGCGATGGGGTGAGCGTGCCCGACGGGGTGCCACCAACCGTGTAGGTCAGGAGGTATTTCTGCCCGGCGACGATGGCCTGGGAGGTCTCCCGCACGTTCGCCGTGGCTTGCGTGAGCGCCGCGCTGCTCGCGGTGGCAACGGCTGCTCCGCCGGTGATTTCCCAGCCGGCTCCAGCGGTCCACTTGGAAGTCGATGCGAACGTGCCGTTGATCACGAATGGCGGCTTGTCCACCGGCATGGCGGCGAATTGGTCGCCATCGGTGGAGGCGCGAATTGCATCCGGGTAGGGCTCCGACAGCTCGGTCGCGCTCGGCGCCACCACGCTCCAATTGGTGAGGAGGGCTTCGATGGGGGTGCGGTCTTTGCGGATCATGGGTCATGTCTCCCTTGGGTGGAGTTCGTGCAGGCTCGATACATCGGGCGCCTTCGCCGATGGTCGAGCGGTTGCCTGTTCTTTGCCTTTTCCGGCCTGGTACCAGTCGTTCGTTCGCGCCATGAATTGCGGAGCGAGCGTCGGCTCGAGCGCCCCGCCGAGGTCGAGCAGGAGTTCGAGCTGCCGGCTCTCATCGTACCCGAGCGGCGTCTTCCTCGCGGCTACGAGCTCGGCGGTGTGGTCTCGCAGGTCCTCGAAGATTCGGGGCCACACAGCACGTAGTGCATCTAGCTGGTCCTGCTGGACCTGCCCAGTGCGCCAATCCTGGAGCACGGACATCGGGTCATTGACTGCGTTCCAGATCCGATCCCACCGCTCCTGGTCATCCGGAGGGAGCTTATCCAGCGGCATGTTCGGTTGCATCGGGGGGCGGGGTGGGATCATCGGACCCAGCGTGTTCGAGAGGTACTGCGCTCCCACGGCGGCTTTCTGCGCGACCATGCCGGAGGTTGCGGGCAGGTCATCCGCGAGCGTGCCGAGCCCCTGGGCAATCATCTCGGAGACATGCGACGGGTCACCTAGCGCCATCACCATCTCCGCCTGGTCGCGCCAATCGTCCGAGCCGTCCTTGGCCCGGATGCGCCGAGTGGCCTCTCCGGCGAGCAGCGGGGGGAGGCGGGCAGGACCGAACACTTCCTGAGGCGCCTCCACCCGAGCGGAGGGTTTCGGCGCCGGTGCGCCCCATGGCCCAAGGCCCTGCTCGTACTCATCCTCGGCGGCTGCCTTGGCTCGCCTTGCGTAGATTCTCGCCTTGAGTTCTTGCATCGTGCGGGGCGGTCCAATGGCTTCGCCCGTTCCGCTGGCGACCGCCGACACCTCGCCCCGCATCTTTCGTTGGACGTTTTTGGCCAGTGCCTTGAGCGCCCACGCTTGCCGAGCGATTCGGACCGGCATGTTTGCCGCGCCGTAGGCCGCTCCGGCGACCGCGCCCACGGGGCCGCCGAGCACTCCACCACCGACCGCTCCAACACCGAGCCCGCCAACTTGACCTTGCAGCCCCTCGAGCCGATCGATCTGCTGGAACGTCTTCATCTCGCCCCGGATGCGGTCGAGGATGGTGCGGATCTGCTGGTTCCCATCGACGATCGCGCCGACGTCTTTCTGGAGCTCGGGCCCGAGGTGGTAGTGTTTCTCGAGCGACTTGGCGAGCCCGGTTCCCGTATCGAGCTGCCGAAGCATCTGGGCTTCAGTGTCGCGCGCAGTGACGCTCGCTTCGCTGCCCATCTCGCGCAAGAACCCCAGCACCTTCTCCTTTTCCACGCGGAACGTCGGGAGCTCATCCTCATAGAGTCCCTTGTGCCGTCCAAAAAAAGCCTTCAGGTAGCTCTCGTTGGGGTCGGTGATCCCGGCGGACACATCGCCGAGATGTGACTCCCAAGCTGCGTTGATCTCGCGCTGTGACTGGGCTGCTTTCTGGCCCCAAATCTCGGGATTCATGAGCCCGCGCCGAATCGGCTCTTGCGTGGTCGACAGGCGCTCGGCGAGGTTTCCAGCCTGGAAATCCTTGGCGAAGTCTCCGCTTCCCCGCGCCTGCTGACCGCGGGCCTTCCGCACGTAGCGATCCATTTTGCGCTTGATGCGATCGACCGAGGTGAAGAGCTCGGCGCCGTCCGCCTTCGGGTCGATGAGCTTTTGGCGGAGCCGGTCCACCTCGTCGCGCATCGGGTCGAGCCAAGCACGCTCGCCGTACGCGCGAGGATTCGAGGCCATATCATCGACTGCCCGCTCGAGCGAGGTGGCCATGTCAGCGACTGCAGTGCGTTGCCGCTCGAGCGCTTCGGGGGTGTTGTCAACCAGCAGCCGCATCTGGTCGGCCTTGCGCGCCTCGACGATGTTCTGCTTGAACAGGCGCTGCTCAGCCTCCTGCACGCGCTGCTGCACTTCCGCGAGCTCATCGGTGTACTGCTTGCGGATTACCGCTCGCTGGTCGAAACGCTTGAACGGCGACTCGGCTCCGCCTTCCACCACGTCGCGGAGACGAAGCGCGCCTAGGTCCTCTTTGCTCGCCCCGGTGACAACACCCGATAGTTCCTCGTACTTTTCGACGCCCTTGGTGAACTGCCGCCGGAGCCAACCGACGGTCTGTTTGGTGGGCGCCTCGCCACCGAGTGCTCCCTCGGCCACCTCGCGCGCGGCATCGTCGCGTGCCACTTTGTAGCCTGGAACGGCCGCATCGAAGGGGGTTGCACCGCGTGAACCGATCCGGCGAAACGCACGCCCAGCGCCGTACATGCCAAGCGTCGCTGTGCCACCGAGAACGGCGCCGAGCCCAGCACCCGCCAGCACTTGCTCCGAGGTAATCTCCTGATCCTTGACGAAGGCATCCTCGGTGACCTGCGAGGCGCCTTGTCCACCGGCTTCGATCGCTCCGAGGGCAACGCGAGTCCCGAGGGTCATCCCCTTGGCCGCTCCTGCCCCGAGCGCTCCTACTCCCAGGGTCGGTAGGACCTGCCCGGCGAGGTACGCTCCCTCGGTCGTGATGGGGTTCTGCCGCGCCTGCGCCTGCGCCGTCTCGCGATACTCGCGCGCCGCTACCTCACTCTCCTGCCCGCGGAGGTGCCCCACCACGGCGGCCACGTTTTCCTGGAGCTCGCGGCCCCCGAGCGCCTGGGAAATGCGAGGCATCGACTTGGCGCGTCGGGCAAGCTCCTCTTCGGAGATCCCCATCTGGCGACCGATGGCCTTGCCGGCCGTCTCCCCCACGGCCTCCCCGACTCGATATCCCGCGGCTCCGATATCGACAACTCCGGCGGCAAACGCCTTCGCTCCAGCAGCGACTTGCCCACCGATGCCACCCTGCTGGATCTGCTCGACCTGAGCGGCGCGCTGCTCGGGGGATGCGGAGGAGTACCCCTGGTCGAGCACGAGCCGCTCAGCCTTCTCCGGCGTGGTCGAGTAGACCTTGCCGCTCGCATCGCGTACGAGCGCCTTCCCGTCATCCTTGATCCAGAGCTTCAGCCCGGAGCCGGTGGTGGTCCAGGGCATCGGCTATTTCTCCTTTTCCCCGGTTTCGAGCTCGAGCCCCTCCGTGTCCTCCGCTTGCCCGGCCATCTCCTGCTCATAGCCAGCGGTGGTCTGAGCGTTACTCCGGCGATAGCTCGAAACCACCGAGGGACCAGCGGCTGCGCGTGCGGCCCTACGCGATACGTTGAGCTTGCGCTGCATACTCGTCACCGCGTCCTGGATCTCGGTCTCGGTGCCGTACCCACGTATTGCTCTGTCGATGCGGGCGACGTCGGCATCGCTTGCTGGACCCTTATTGGTCGTGGCGATGTAACTCTGCAGGAATTCGGTCAGTACGCGACGAGTACGGCGACCTTCTTCTCCTGTGAGGAATCCAGGAACTTTCCCTCCGATGGGACCGACTCCTGGGATATTTTTGCTTCGGTCCCAACTGATGGCGTCGCCCTTGCGCTTTCCTCCGAGCAACTTAGTGAGTTCGTCGAGGTCACTCTGAGTTGCCTGGTGCTGGCCCTCAGTTTCCGAATACGCTTTGAATCGTTGCTCATCCTCAGGACTGAGCGCACCCGCTGCTCCGCGTCCCGCTGCTGTTCCTCCGGCTGTACCGAACGCCTTCGCCTGCGCGAGCTGGCCCTCGTACCCGGCGGTCCCTCCAGATTCCAGACGCTCCTGATTCTCAACCCTCTTTTCTAGGTTTGCTACCGACGGACCCTGGTAGCCAGCTGCTTTCGGGACCGCGAATTCCTGAGCGACCTCGCGCGTTACCTTGCCCTGCACGGCCTCGTTGAATTTGACCAGCGCGTCGAGCCGGGCGTTTCCGGTCTTGCCGATCCAGTCGTTCAGCCCGCGCTGAATGTCGAGGCGTTGAGTACGCGCGGCAAGGTCCTGCGCGTAGCTCTTGGCGAGCCCCTCCTGCGTTGCGGCGAGTGCGGCCTTGGCCGTGGTCATATCGCCATCGAACCGCACGAGGTATCGCGAGAGTGCGTTTTTCCCGCGGTCGATTCCGCGGTTGATCTCCGCCTCCTGCTTGGCCACGTCGCGCTCGATGATCCGCTGGACAGACTCCCACGTGAGCGGGCGGCCGCCACCTCGAGCTTCGAACGCCATGGCAATCGAGAGTCCGATCTGCCCGACGGCGCCCGCCCATGACCCCGAGCTGAATAGCGCGGTGGGCTGGACCTTGCGCGAATACGCCGCGTCCAGGTCTCCCTCGAGGCGAGACAGGTGCTCGTCGTGGCTCTGCTGCATGCGGACCAGCCGTGCCTCCTGCTCACGCTGGGACACCGCGAGGCGTGCCGCATTCTCTCGAGCCTGCACGCGAGCCTCATCGACCATCGCCACCCGAGCTTCCGCGTCCGCCACTTGAGCCGCTGTGTCGGCGGCATAGAGCCGGTCGCGCTCACCCTGGACACGGCGCGCGAAGTCAGGATCCATCCCGCCCTCGGTCGTCACCTTGCCGCCCTTCGGCACCATCACCCCCGTGCGCTTTTCGCGCTCCGGGTCGCGTCCGGGAGACCACGTGCCACGTCCTAGCTGGTCGATCAGCTGCTGACGCATCAACTGACTAGGCAGCGGCTGCTCTCCGGGGGTGGCAGGCGGTTGCTGCGCTGGGGCAGGCGGCGCTGGTGGAGCTCCAGCAACCCCTGCTTCCCAGGTCCCGGTTGCTCCGCCTGCCCGGGGCAGAGCGGGTGGTGGAGCTTGCGGGACGGGCGGTGCTGAGGGGGGCGGAGCCGACGCTCCTGGGAGCCGCGTAGCGAGGTCTGTCGCGCCCTGCCCGGTGAGGTACTGCGTGCTCCCGTCCGACATGGCGAAAACGGCCCCGTCGGGCCGCTGCTCCACCACCGATACCGCGCGAGGGGAGGGCATTATCGGGCTCCCCTCATCCGCTCGAGCTCGGTGCGGAGCTGGTCGATCTCACGCTTCTGCTCGCCCAAGGCGGCCAGCATCGCCCCGCTCGCCTGCCCCGGGTCGATGGTCTTCATCCCGCCGGGCCCCGTCTCGACCATCGAGCGGCCCACGGGGCCCGCCTGCTCGAGGTCCTGGGCGGTCACGCCGTATCGCTGCCCAGGGGCCGTCATGCTGGGGAATGCGGCACGAGCCTCCGGGCGGTATCGGTACCCAACCGGCTCGGTGCGAGCGAGCTCATTGGAGACCGGGGGCTCTGGCCCCCAATTGTAGGAGTCGTATTGGCGGGGCTTGGGTGCCGGAGGTGGCCCCCATTGGTATACGTCCGTCTGCTTCGGCTGGGCGTCCAGACCGTCGCCGAAACGCGCACTACCCGTCGCACGCGGAGCAGTGTCGAGTCCGTCGCCGTAGCGATCCGAGGCTGACGGCTGGCGCTGTTCGCCACCCTGCTTCCGGTACATGTCGGCGAGCGCGGTCCGGAGGTAGTCGATCTCGGAGTACGCGTGCGAAAGCGCGGTCTTGCTTCGCTCGTCGGAGACGATGCCCCCGAGTCCACCTCCACCAACACCGCTCCCGATGAGCTTTCCGTAAAAATCCATGTTTTTTTCGGCAGTTTTCGCGCTGGTCTCCTGATTGAACTGTTCGCGCTCCTGGAGCGCCTTGTTGAGCTCGGTGGTCTGGGCCGCCTTCATCTGCTCGAGCTCGATGTTCCCTCGTTGCGCCTGGGCGCCGATGTTCGCGACTTGGTCGTAAGCCTGGAGCCCAGTCCCTTTCGCCGTCTCGGAGAGTCCGCCATACCCGAGCGCTTGCTGGCGGAGCTGTCCCGCCTGGGCCTGGGCGAGCCCTGCTTGCTGCGCGCTCATGGCGCCGAGTCCGGCGGTCCAGTTCTGGGTCGCGTTCGAGTAGGCTTGTCCCTGTGCACCGAGTGCCTGGGCCGCTCCGGTCTGGAGCCCACCGAATGCCTGACCCATGGCGCCGAGTCCCTGGGCAGCGCCTTGCTGCTGGCCCACCATTTGACCGTATTGTCCGCGAGCCTGGGCCATCTCGCCGGCGCGGAGCTGGCTGCCTTGGAGGTAGGCCTGTTGCTGCATCGTCTGCCCGCGCTGGCCAGCAACGAGCGCAGCGGCGGGGTTATAGGGTCCGCTGTTTGCCGCGGCGACCTGCCCCGCTACCGCCGACTGGAGTCCCTGCCGCTGCTGAAGCTCAGCCACGCTCGGTTGCTCACCGAGTGCCGCGGAGCGGGTGAGGTCGAGCGCCTGCTGTCCCTGTCCGTACGCGTCGCTGGCTCGCCCGTAGTCCTGCCCAAATTGAGCACCTAGCTGGTCGTAGGCTCCTACCGCACGAGCCTGGTCTCCACGGAATTGCTCCTGGCCCTGCCAGAGTTGCATGATCGAGCGCTTGTAGTCATCGCCGCCCTGACCCATGAGCGCGCCGAACTGCTGGTCTGCGGAGAGAGCTCCGCCCGCCTCGCTCTTGGCCATATTCCGGTAGTAGTCCGCATCCTGCCCGGACATGTTGGCCTGGTTTGTGAGGCTCGTTTGAAAGCCCTCCACGCCACCGGGCAGCTGAAGAGCGAAGTTGGCGGCGTTCGGGTCGTAGGCCTTCGGCCTAAACGCTTGTGTGTGCGGAAGGAGCGCGCCGATGCCAGCGACGTCGAGCACCTCCCGTAGGTTCTCCTCGTCCGCCGGACGGCTCGTGAGCGCGTACCGCGGAATCTTGCCGACGTTAGTTCCGGTAGTTTGGGCCGCAATACTGGTTGACGGTGCCTGTGCCGATCCCGTACCGGAATATGCCGCCCGCTCCTCTGGGGTCATCTGGCTCCACGGTACGCCTTGTGCTCCTGCTCCTAGTGCCATTGCTCATGCCCTCAGGGTGGTGGTGGTGCGGGGACGGTGCGGGACGTCCTCCCAATCGAACGAGATGGCATTCCAGCTCGTGCCTTCGCCACCTCGAAAATACTGCTGCGTGAAGCTCAGATTGTCGGTGCCGATGATGTCGGCCTCGGTGTCCAGCCAATAGGTGTTGCCGCGCACGGAGCCATAGTCCACGAACACCACGTTGACGTTCGCGAGCGCGCCAACGGCGAAATCAGTCGGGCGGGTCCACGCCCCGGAGTTCACGAGCCAGAGCCCATTTTGCTTCGGATCGGTCTGGCCCAGGCAGAGCACCCGGTGCCCGGCGCCCGGGACTACCGTTGCCCCATCGATGGTCTGGCCTCCCGAGAGTGTGATGTTCGTCGAGGCCGAGGTGGTGGCAGTAATGGCGGGGTGGTCTAGGTCTTGCGGCAGGCTCTGCACGATTGTGACTGCGAACTCCGAGCACTGCTGGTTCGTTGGCGCCAGCTCGATAAGCACTTGCTCGGCTGTTGCACCAACCGATGGGGAGGACACCACCAGCGTGTGGGTCGACGAGACCTCCACGTCCGCCTCAGAGTGCTGCTTGACCGTAACCGTAACCGTCTCTCCCTCAACGCTCGCATCGTACGCAGGCGTGTCTCCGTGGAGGCGGAGCCGGCGTAGCCTCCCCCATCCACCGATGCCGCCCGGACGAATCCACCCGGTGGTCAGCGTGCGCGACGGGAAGTCCTCTGGGGATGCGTCGTCATCGTACCAACCGGCGCGGTTGTAGAGATTCACTCCGCCCGCGGACTCCCGTGTCATCGCCATCAGGCTCTGCACACCGGCAGTTGTCGACGCTAGGGTCGAGCAATCGAGGGTGCCCCGGGCGCTCTCGGTGGACCATTGATCGAAGGTGCTGTCCCAGCAGAGCCAGATGCTGGTGGTGGCGCTGGGGTAGCACCCGGCACTCGAGCAGAGCCAGCGGATCTGGTTCTCGTCGTCGGCATCCACGACCTTGCGGACGATCGGGTAGTTCGCGAGCTGGTCGCGCACCGGTTCGCTGATGGTCTCAATCGCCCCGTTCTTCCGGAGTGCTTCGATCCCTCGATCGCTCTGGAAGAACAGCCCGTCGCGCCAGCTCAGGATGCTGGCCTGCGAAACGCACCCGACGTCGCGCGCTAGCAATTGCGGGACTGGCCAGAACGGCTGCAAATCTGGTCCCGGCCCAGTGCCCTGTAGAAGCCAGGTCTTCGTGCGCGCGAACACCACGAGTCCCGCCTCGACCGAGGCGAGCGCGGTGATCGTATCCTCGAACTCGAGGTACCCACCGGCAGGGAAGTAGGGTGCACTCAGCGAGGCCTGCTGGGTCGAGTAGTGCAGGCGCCGCCCATGCGCTCCGAAGATGCGTCCACCGTGCAGCACAATGACCTTGAAGCTCGGCGTGGTGACAGCTGGAATGTCGCTGGTTCCGAGCGTGTAGAGCAGCTCACGCGTGACGATGTCCGTGTTGCGCACGCTAAAATCGTCGTAAAACAGCAGGTTTGCCGCGGTGTTGTCAGTGCCGATGACGGCCGACCCGAGGTGGTGCCAGTTCGCGCCGGGCCCCTCCTCGGTCCGGTAAATGTCCGCGTAGATCGAAAGCAGAGACCCGGCCTCATCCGTGAGCACCGTCAGGCGCGGGGTGCGGATCGCAATCCACACGGTGCCCATGCCCGCTCCCACCGTGAGCGTCACCGAAGGGCTCGGGATCGACCTCAGGGTGGACCCGTCATGCCTGACCAGTCTGTAGACTGCCCGGTAGCTGTACGTGCCCGCCGGGAACAGCGTGCTGGTAGAGGCAGTCACAGCCCGGACCGCGATCGGGCCCGGTCCGTTGATGATCGCCAGTTCCTCGGGTCCCGAATCTCCGTAGCAGTGGGAGAGCCCCTGGGCGGCAAACACCATGCGGTCCTTGACCTCGAGCGGAGCCCGCATGACCGGCGTCTGATGCCATGCGTGGATGCGGGGCGCCATCTCGGGGTACTGCTCGGTGTTTCCGCGAATGGCCTCGATGTTCGCCCAGAACCAGTCCGTCGGCTCCCATAGAGCATGGTCGCAAGGCCACGCCGTTCCGAGCGCAGTGCTGTCAGATCCTCCGAAGGCATCGCTGAACTCGGCGGCTTGATGCGGCGAGACTATCGCAAGCGGGGTGAAATTGCCGAAGTCTGGCTCGGTGAGCGCGAGTACGTAGTGACGGTCTGAGTAGTCCTGGAGCCCCCCGTTCGTACCGTCCCGCACGAAGCTCAGGATGTTGGTATCGATGATGGCCGGGCTGAGTGTCTGGTACCAAAGAGTGTGCGGGTAAACTGCGCCTCCCGTGACCTTGATCAGGATTTCCTTGGCGTTTCCACCGGTCGGGAACGAGGTTGGACGGGTGAGGTCGTTGGTCGACTCCACGTACTGGTACACCCCGTTTTCGGTGGTGTCAGTCTGCTGGGTCAGGAGCACCAGCATCCCGTTGGTGAGCGTCACGCCATCGATTGACGAGGGGGCCTCGACGAGCGATTTATTGGCGAGGGCTTCCACCGCGGAGACCTCGATGGTGGTGGGCTCGGGAGGCACCGTGAGCCACCAGGCGACGTCGCGGGCGTCCCACGCGAACACCTTCGATGCGAGCATTCCCGGGGCCAGGCTGATCGTCGAGCTCGTGAAGGTTCCGAGCACTTGGTGAAACTTGTGCGCGACGGCGTGCCAGTATCGGATCTCGGGGGCCGTGGTGGAGTTGGCATCAATCGTCCAGACGACGACACTCCCGCTATCGACCAGCGAGTGGTGCGCAACCATCTGGTGGGTGAGCTCGGTCGTCGTCGGCCAGTCCGAGATGGTTTTGACCACCTTCAGCGCCTCGGACTGCACGGAGAAGTCGGGGAGATCCGTGCCGATTACCCCAGGATCTGTGGGTGCGTGCCACCACGTATCCGCGTAGGTCGTGCCCGCCGTCACGTGGACCAGGATGCGAGAGAAATACTTTCCCGTGGCGTAGTCACTCGGTCTAGTCCACGCACCGCTCGCCGCCCTCCAGACGCCCTGCTTGTTGTCCGCGCCATTATTCAGCAGCACCCGATCGCCAGCCACAGTCTGCACGCCGTCGATGACGGGCAGCCCGCCCACGGCCGGGTCGGGTCCGCTGGTCGTGTAGAGGTCGACCTCGATGCCGGGTGATAGTTCCCATCCTCCGCGGCTCATGGTTCCGGAGCTCGACTGCGTCCAGAAAACGTAGAGCAGATTGTAGCCGGTGGGTTGCGCCCAGCAGCAGCACAGCTTGTTCGCGACGAAACCACCACCGGGGCTCGCAAGCGTGACGCTCAGATAGACCGTGAGGTCCTCTTGGAGCAGCCATGCCTTGCAGGTTGCCGTGCCGAGCAGCGCCGAAATAAAGAAGCAGTCCTGCCCACCCGCTTCGTACGCCGTCGTCGGCACCGCGACGTCCCAATCGATGTACTCGCTCGCCGACTCTGCGACGGCAATGCGGGTGGCACTGGGAGCGGTGAATGGGGTCGACCTCGCTGCCCACCGGGCGAGATAGAGGCAGTAAGTGTCCCCCTCATCCTCAACCGAATACCACCCGGCGACGAGCGAATCGCCCACGGCCCACACCCGGAGCTGCATCGACGGGTAGGTTGTGAAGCTCTTGGTGAAGAGCTGCTCCCAGTGCCGGATGCCGAAGTCGTCGACCCACGTGCGGTATCCTGTGAGCTGCACGTAGCCCATGCCGCGCTTGTAGCCGTCGGCGGACTCGTCATAGGCGATGCTGCGCGAGGCGAGAAGCACGTAGCTGCCCGCAACGTTCCCGGTGACGTCGCAGACGATGGCCGCGCAATGGCTCTCGGCAGTGCCCTTTCGGGTGGTGCCGGCCACGTTCCCCCCGACTGCCCAGGTCGCAATTGGCACGTCGAGCGTTTCGACGGGCGTCGTTGCCGCGGGCCTTCCGTCGGCTGGCCCCATCCCAGTCCACGAAACCTCTCCGGGGGCGAGTCGGTACATGCGGCGCGTGGTCAGCAGATTCAGCGAGCCATCCGCCTCGGTGATTCCGAGCGGGCAAACCGTCTTGGACACCGCGTAGGGGTCGGTCTCGGCGATGCCGTCATCGGGGAAAGTGCCCCACCCATGGCGCCGCACGACCTTGCCGAGCTTGTCGATCCGGGAGTTGTGCAGGACGCTCAGTGTCCCGTCCGGAAGGATCTTCTTGCTGATGCGCTCGTCGAGCCCCTTCGCGAGCGGGATCTGGAGCGTGCGCTTCTGGCCCATCATGCCCTCACATCGACGGTCGCACGCGCAATCCACGTGTGCGTGGCCGCCTCGGGTCCCTTGACCTGGATCAGCAGATCGTTGCCCGATGCCAGGCCTCGAAATGTGGTACCGAGCGTCACTCCGGAGACTGCAATATGCAGGTATTCAAGCCCGGTCGAGCGCGTAATGATCGTATACTGAGCCGCCCAGGCCGGTGCTGGCGGATCGTAGCTGTCACACAGCACGTGGCCGTCGATGTAGCAGAACTTTCCGGACAGGCCGACCACGGCTGGAACAGTCAGGATGGTGGTCCACGTGCTGGCATCCGTGGTCACTCCGGTGTCACCGAGCTCGGAGACCAGGATACCATCCACCAATCGCGTCGCTACGTTTTCGGCACGCCTCGAACGCCACCCACCGCGAACCCCGGAAGCCGTCACGACCGGAGCCCCGTAGCTCGTGAAGTCGATCCATGCCCAGCCCGGCGACAGCAGGAGCGAGGACTCGCCATCCACGTGGTATCCGCCGGTGGACACGACGGAAGCCGCAAACTCCGTCTCGGCCGTGAGCACGATGGTCGCCCCGGGGCACGATTCCGGGTCGGGAAGGCGGATCGTGGTGACGTCCGCTCCGACTCTCACGTGGTCCCATGGCTGGCAATAGATGGTCGCCGAGGTCTCGCTCCGTGGTGTCCAGCGTCGCGCAAGGTTGGCCAGCAAGCGCTGCCCCCACACCTTTAGCTCTTGCAGCTGGCGAACCAAAAACCGCCCAGTACCATCGAGGTTGGGCGGATTCTCGTCGAGCCTGAGGTCGAGCGGATCCATGGCGCTCCTAGTCGGGCCAGTCAGGCCAAACCCATGGTTCGATGGCCTTCAAGTCCCGATCGCGTTCGGACCGAGTATCCCGACGGCGCCGTACCCCGCCTGTGTGACTGGACACCGAGTCCAGGATCGACTGCCGGCACTCGACATACTCGCTCTGCACGAGCGCGTACCCGTCCGTGTTCTGGTCACGTGCCAACAGCTTTTTGGCCGCTACGAGCGCCACGAACTCCACTCCACGAGGGATCAGACTCTGGAACGAGTCGTAGCCGCTGGCAAGCGCAGGGACTGACGGTTCGTAGACAATTCGCACCGGACGCTCTCGGTCGCTCGGTGGCGCGAAGTGCATCAGGCCATTGGCACCGTCGATCCAGTACCGCTCGGGGCGTCCCGCCTCGGTCCCCTCGTGCATGACGAGGTCTCGGTCGCGCACCGCCTCGTGAACCTCGTAGTAGAGGGTACTGTCGTCGTCCTGGAGGGACACCGATCGTATGCGCGTCCAGTCGAGTCCACCGAGAGATACGTACTGCGCTCCGGTACCAGGAGGCTGTGTCCTCTGTTCGAACGCGAGCTCGTCCGTACCAATCACGGCCGATACCCCCGGGGCGATCCAGTACGTTCCTACTAGCACCGTGCCTCGAGTGACGTGGACCAGGATGGTGGATGCGTCGCCGCCGGTGGGGAAGTCCGTGGGTCGAGTCCACGCACCCGAGTGCGCGACCCACACACCGTTCGCAGTGGCATCAGCCTGGAGCAGGAGCAGCACCCGAGTGCCATCCACGGCAGTGATTCCGTCGATGACTTTCGTCTCCCCGGAGAGTCCGGTCACCGGCGTGCTGGACGAGCAATCAGCATCGATGAGGGTCCAGCCTCCTAACACGAGAGATTTGGGTGCGAGGCTTCTCAGCACTCGACTGCCACGCCCTCCGATGAGCTCCCGGTAGGCGATGATCCCCTCGTTGATCCAGTCGGTCAGCATCGCATCGGGGTAACGCGCCGTGAACGACTCGACGTCCGCCATGCGACGGACCCGGGTGAGCAGAGCGGTGAGCGTGGCAGTCTCCACGGCCTAATCCTCGCAGGCGCGAATCGCGCGGTAGAGAGCCGAGACTTGTTGGGGCGTGAAGTCCGGGAACGCCTCGAGTGCAGCGGACTCGAACTCAGGCGACGGACCCATGTCCTCGCCCATCTCTCCCATGCCCATGCCCCCCATGCCCTTCGGGGCCGGCTTGGCCTTGCCGACCCCGACGAGCACCGCGAGCCCAGGAGCTTTCTCTCGTTTCTCAGGCATCAGAATTCTCCCCAGCACGACAGGTTGAGCTGGTCTCCAGGCAGCGGGTTTGCGAGCTCGTACGAGATAACCTGCCCCTGGATCGCGGTTCTGTAGCAGTGAACGACGAACGTCGAATCCGAAGCGGCCCGGAGCGATACCTTCGTGCCTGGTTCTGACTCGATGATCGTTGCCGCCAATGCTCCCCAATCGCGCATCTTTGGAACCTCGACCGTGTAGGTGCCATCGGCTGCTTCCTTGCGCACGCTCACGTCCTGGACGTTGGAGCGGGAGTAGTCCACCGACCCATCCGCTCCGATGTCCCACCGCACCCATACGAGCACGGTGCCGCTCCCTGTGACAGGAGCGGATGCGACCGCAGTGACTCTGCGGATGTCCCCCAGGGCAATCATCATCAGAACTCCACCCAGAGGCAGACGTCGATCGAGTCACCCGAGACTGCGTCGGCGGGTGCGAGTGTTCCGGTTCCCTCGGCGGAGGTGACGATGGTCACCACGGTGGTCGACTTGCTCTTGGCCGTTGGGATGAGCTTCCCGGTCCCGGCGGCATCGAAGTAGGTGATGCCGGAGACGTACACTTTTTTGGCCTGAGGGATCGTAACCGTGTAGACACCGGTGCCTGATGGCTTGGCCACGACGGCGCCGGCGCGGCCCGAGTAGCTGGCGATGGCGCCGGAAGTGCCGAACACCGCGTTGACACACACGGGCTCGAGGTTGGATGCGGATGAGTCGCTCGGCGCTCCCTGCACGGGGATGCGGAGCTGGTCTCCAAAGTTGACTGCCATGAGATTCTCGCTTGCTTGGGTTTTCGGTTGGCTTGGGAATTCGGCCAACCCCCGGGGAGTGGCCGCGTAAGACGCTCCCCGGGGGAAGACCTACTAGTCTAGACGGTGCCGAGGTCCACGCGGCCGTTCCAGCCGGGGGCGCGACACACGGTTGCGGGATACGACACGAGCCGGAGCTCGAAATCGTTGGTGGTGGCTGCTGGGAACAGGGGCAGGCCCACCTCGTTCAGCGGCTGCTGAATGAGCTGGCCCACGGACTTCAACTTCCAGGATTTCTTGTTGAAAATGTACCCGGTACCCTTCGGGCAGCGCGGGACGCTGTAGAACGGCACCTCATAGTTCTGCACGACGAGGCGGATGGCCTTGTACCCAAATTGGGTGGTGGAGTCCTCGAGCGGGCGAATACCGCGCGCGGACAGACCAGTTTCGAGCACCTCGAAATCCTCAGGGTGGAGCGCGCCCCAATCGAGGCCTTTCGCCTGGTAGCGACCGACCATGTACGCGCCCAATTTCTTGAGGCGCGCCTCGATACTGAGGCCAGCCACCACAGCCGCCGGCACTCGGCATCCTGCGAGTCTGACCGGGTCGGTGGTGCGTACCATCGAGTAGAGATTCGCAGGCGTCTCACTCGATGCGATGAACGCCGGGACGCCGGCCATCGTCCAGTGACCGGTGTTGCCGTAGTACGTGCCGTAGCGGAATAGGTGGTCGGTGGCCCCGAACCCGGTCATCCCTGCCGCGCTCACGAGGTGGATGATGCCCGCCACTCTGTCCACCGCAGACACGGTGGTGGATCCAGCATTCGGTGCGGTGCTGCCATCCGAGCCATCCACGCTCGAGGACTGGACCTTCATGTCGACGTCGAAATTGAAGGCGTCGGCAGGATTGGTGAGCGTGACGGCATTGGTGTCGAGCGCCGAGCACACCCCGAGCGATAGTGAGCCGTTGCTCCAGAGCGCCAGGTCGATCATGTCTCCGAACGTCTCGTGCAGGCCATCGACCTCGGCGGTCTTGTTCTGAAGGAACGCGCCGATGTTGTTGCGTGAGCTGACGATCGCCTTGTGCCCGATGCTCACGGAGCCCGATAGGTCACCGTAGGTGAGCGTGAATTTCTTCCCGGCGATGTTCGTCGCCGCGCCCTGGGCATCGCTCAAGGTGTTCGAAACGCCCTGGGGATTGCCGTAAATGAGGGGAACGATCTCATTGTCGCCCGCCCCTTCCGTGTCCTTGGGGATCTCCGCCAGCCACGGATGCTCCCGCATGGTGAGGTCCTCCACCTTGTCGGGGGAGTACCGAGTCTTCATGAATGCAGCGAACGTTACGATTGTAGAGGCCATGATGCGCGTCCTTGGGACGCGGCCTCGAGCCTCGGGGAGCTAGTGCCGAAAAATGGGATCGTCGCGCATTGCTTCCTGCAATGCCGCCGTTCCCTGACGGAAAAACTCCTCGTCAGACCGGGGCGCATCCCTCTTGCCCGCCAATCGGCGGGACTGTTGGGTAGCAGCGGTGCGTGACGAGGGTTTCCCGTTACGCGGTTGCTCGACCTGTGAGGGCGGTCGGCTCCCGGACTCGGGGTTTTTAGGCGACCCCGGCGCGCCGAAAACTTTGGACAACGACTCCCATCCCTGCCGGTACTGCGCGAGCACGTGCTTCGCGGCTTCCTCGAGCGGGATGGTCGTGCCGTCGTCGGCATCGTAGTGATGGCGTTGCAATGCGAAAACATCATGCGCGAACTGCGGGACAGCCTTGGCGAGCTCGGCGATGTGCGTGTCCTGCTCGGCAGCGAGCTTCGTCTGGAGCTCGGTAACGTAGCTACGCTCGCGGTCCTGCTGTTCGCGCTGGCGCTGCTGGGTTTGGAGCTCGAGCTTTTCGCGTCGCTCTTGCTCACGCTCCTCGCGCAGGCGCTGAATCTCGCGGCGCGTTTTTAGGTCGACGCCGGAGGCCTGCGCGACTGCATCCTCGTTGATCTCGGTGAGCGTCTTACCCCAAGCGAGCTTCAGCGCTCCCTCGAGGTCGCCCTGATCGTAGAGCTCACGCGCCTTGGCAAGCGGCTCGACTTTCGCGACGGCGCTCTTGTACTGCTCCACGAACTTCTCGCGTTGCTCGCGGAACTGGCGCTTTTCCTCGCGGAAGTCGGCGCGCTCCTGGAGCACCACTTGCTGGCCCACCACGCGAAGGCCTAGCTCTTTGGCGAGCGCTTGGAGCTGCTTCTGTTTCGCCTCGGGGGTATCTACACCGGTAGCGCGATCCTTGTCGTCATCCTCATCGTCGGTTTCGACCTCGGCTACCTTCTCGGTTCCGGGCTTCGGCGTTTCGGCGGGCTCATCTGCCGGAGCTTTCGGCGCGGTCGGCTTGGGAGGCTCGGGCTCATCCGAAGCGGACTCGTCAACGCCAAGCGCCTTCATTGCGGCGACGAATGCGGGGTTGGCCTTGGCTGCGGCATCGGCGGCCTTCTCGGCGGCTTGCCACTCGGCTGCTAATGCGGCTTTGGCGGCCCCATCGGAACCGCCCTGTGTCTGACCATTATCTGCGACTTTGGCTGGCATTTTACGCGGCTATCGGTGGTGGAGGGAGAGCACCCGGAGCACCGAGCCCTGCTCCGGGCATCGTCCCGGGTTGAATCGGCGGAGGCGCTTGCTGCGCGGCCTGCTGTGCCGCAGCTGCCTTCGCGATCATCTGGTCGAGCTGAGTGATGTAGTTCCGCAGCATTCGCAGGTTGTACTGCGCGTCTTTTTGGCCGCGTGCGGTGCGCTTGGCTCGGAAGTACGCGGCAGTCAGTTGCGCGAGTGCTCCGGCCTTGTCCGGGAGCAGTCCCTCGGGCGGGTCGTAAATGAACGGCTCCTCGTCGTCCTCGCTCGCGTTGAGCATCTGGTCGATAAGGTCCTCGAGGTACGCGTACTGCTCCTGGTCGACCTCGGCGATCGACGCGACATCAAGCGTTCCCTCGGTGACTCGTCGGAACGTGAGCGGAGAAATCAGGCCGGCGCCGACTCCCTCTTCGAGCGTCTGAATGCGCCCAGCAACCGAGGTGGCAAGCTCACTCTCGGCCTGGAGCTCGACGTCATAAATGTCGTCTTCAAGTTTGCATTTCGACCAGTCGATCGTGCGGAAGTAGTCCGAGCCCTTCCAGCGCGTACGGAGCTTGAGGCTCGGGTTGTCCTCGGCGATGTCCTGGAGCGACCAAATTACCTTGTGGAACAGATCGACGTCAGCCGCATCGAGCAGCTTGCCCTGGGGTGCGAAGCGCTTGGTGAAAATGTCCCGCATCGTGCGGATGGCCTGGGCGGCGGTGATGCCCGACTCTTTGCGGCTCGTCGCAGCCATCTGACTCACGCCGGTCGATTCGTATGCGAGAGCCTTGAGAAGCTGAATGAATTCGATCTCTCCCGGAGAGAGCGGGGGCACGACCGTCTCTTGCGGCATTGTCGCGCCGGCCTTGACCGGGATGAGCGTCTCTTCCGAGTTTTCCTCGAGGAACTTCGGGTCGAGCGATCCTTCCTCGAAGAACGTGCGCCGACCGTCGCGCACCATGAAGTTCCCGGTGACTCGCCGCAACACTTCATCAAGCGTCGTGTCGAACCCAGAACCTTGCTGGACGATGCCAGTTCCACCGTACCCCATGAGCCACGGACTCCACACGTAGCGCACGAATTGCGTGGAGGTTCGGCGCCACTCGCGCCGTGAGAGCACCACGCCGTTGCACACGAGCACAATGACTCCCGGGGTTTCCGGACCGAGTGCTGCGCGGTGGAGCTCGATGGTCTCGCAGGTGCGACGGAGCTTTGCGTACCGACTGTCGGTTCGCGCCGAGGGGCAAGCATCCGGTGCGCTTTCGATCGCCAGTCGCCGCTTGGTGCGTTCCTCGTCGGAGAGATCCTCTGGCGAGGTCACGTAGAGGTCGATGAGTCTGTCCTTGTCCGCAACATCGAGCAGGACGCGCGTTACTGGCGTGCCGTACTCGGCCTCGAACGGGTCGTGGAACAGGCGCCACGGGTACACGAGCTCTACGTGGACACGGTCCGTTCCCGGGAACACCTTGATGTACCCAACACCGCAAACCCCAGCCAGTCGCACCGCGGCGTCACGCACCGCAAATGCATCGGTGTACTCGCCCTGCCGTAGCAGCACTTGACCGGTGACCGTGCGCTCGAGCCTCTTGGCAGCCTGCTGGGTCTTCCACTCGGCGCCGGTCGTGATGAGCCGTGGCCGTGGCCGCGGCCTTCCGACGAGTTCGGCTTGCACGGTGTCAGCAAGCGACCGAGCGAGACCGAATTTCGTGAGACCACCGCGTGCCGCCTCGAACGCGGCCTCGGTCAGATTGTCCTGAGCATCGAGCCAAGCGCGCGGGTCGAGCTCGTCGAGCGCCATTGACTCGTACCGTGCAATGGCGGCGCGGTACCGGGCGAACTGTGTCGACTCGGACTGAGCACGCATCGCCTTCGCGATCGTCGCGACCTCGGTCGCGAGCTCGTCGCCCTCGAGCTCCCAGTAGCGTGAGCTCTTGTCCGTGTCAACGCGGCTTCGTGCAGTGGCCGGCACTGAGTGAATGATGGGCCAGCTGACTGATCCCTGTCAAACACACACCGTCTATGCATTATGCGCGTAATGCCTAATGGTGGGGTTCATCGCAGGATCGGCCTGCCCATGGCCGCAAGGCTCTTGCGGCGCTGGTCGGCCACGATGCGAGCTCGGATGCGGTCGCGCTCCTGGCGGGCCCAGGCATCGGTCCCCGGGAGCGGCTTCGGGGGAGGTGGCTCCCGGTATCGAGCTCGGCAGTCTCGGTGCGCATAGAGAGCCGCGTCGGACAAGTGCGCTCCGCATCGCTCGTCGAATCCTTCGTGTCCCTCATCCCATTGCAGCCGGCTCCACTCGTCGATGATGAGCGCGCACTCCACCGGGTGGAGCTTGAGCACGCCCGACAGAACGTCCCCACGCATAACCTCGATGGCTGCGCGTTTCGCTTTCTTGTCCGCCGGTAGCACTCCGAGACCGTACCGACGTCGCATCTCTTCGACGATGGGCTTGCCCTGCCCGCCGGTATCCGCCACGCACCGCCCGGGGAAGTCGCGCAGCCACGCCTCGGTCTTCACCGCGACGACGCTCGGGATGAGCCCCGACTCCTCGTACACCTTGCGCATCCAAACCTCGGAATACCCGTCGCGGTAGCTCTCGGTGACCCACGCCGTCGGGTCAACGAACCCAAGATCCATGCCAGTGACGTTGGTCCACGCGCCACCAGTGGGCAGGTCCCAGTAGGCGTTGCGCTGCCCATCGTAAGGGAACACCATGGCTCCCTCGTCGCGCACCCATTCGCCGAGGTACTCTCGCCGGTATCGCGGATGGTCCTCGCTCCACCCGTTAGCCTCGCGCTTAGCCCGGAGGTACTCGGCCGCGTGCGGGATGTGCGGGTTCTCAAGCACCGTCCAGTGCGAGACGGGCCATTGGGGTCTGCCATTCGCTCCGGTGGTGACCTCCCAGAAATACCCGACGGGCAGCACCGGCGGGGAACCCGTGAGTGCGAGTTCGCCGTCCAGATCCATCAGCGCCGGCTCTAGCACGTCCTCGACGAGTTCCTCGAGGTGCGCACCGAACGAGCCTGCCTCGTCGATCGCCACGCGCTTGTACCGATTGCCGCGGAATTTTTCGATCTCCGCGCGGTTCTTTGCGCCTGCCATCCAGATCTGGTGACCGTTGGGGAAGCGGCAGATGAGGTCGCCCCGCGATTGCGTGAGCTTCAGCCCGAGCTCTGGACGACGCAGGATGATGCGCGTTAGCGACGTCCAGAGCGTGCGCATGCAGTGCCCTGACGACAAGGCGATGAACACGCTCGTCTCGTTCGGTGCCTCGAGACCGCCTTCAATGAACCAGTACCCTGTGCCCTCGGTCTTGCCGGCTCGCCTTCCGCACAGCGCTGCTCGTCGCTTGCTCGACCCGGCGACGAACTTGAGTTGCGCCTCAAACAGGTCGTCTCGCCAATTCCCCGACACCACTGTGCGCCGCGGGTACGTCCCATGGGCTATCTGGTCGAGGGCTTGGTAGCAGTGGCGCATGGGTGCTCACGGACGAACGTGCGTGTTCCTCAGCGCATCGTACCGATACCGGGCGCGCTCGAGCTCGGCTCGTATCAGGAAACGCATCCGAGCATCGACCATCCGGAGCTCACGTTCGTCCAGCTCAGTGGCCTGGCGCACCATCCTCCGCACCATAACCCGTTCCGCCTTCGAGCCTTCGCGTGGCTTGCGGTTCACGCGCCGGTCCTCACCAGTTGGCACTCGCCACCCACCGCATGGTCAACAGATAGGCGTCCCAGGCAGGGTTATCGCTGTATCCACAAGCTCGTAGAGCGTGCTCGCGGATGTGTTCTGTGATGGTTTTCACGAAGCACCGTCCCTCATCGTGTCCGGCGCCGGCTCGGTGTCATGGTGCTCGTCGATGACCGCGAGTATCTCCGACTCGCGCACGAGCCGGTGCTCACCCTGCCGAAGCGGCCAAACATCACCGGCGAGTTGCGACTCGAGGACGACTCGCTCGCCTGGACGCACGGTGGTGGGAAGGAACATTCCTGCGATCATCCTCGATGTGGGCCAGTGACCTCGATTGTCCTTGCGCCCTGGCAGCGTCGGTCTCTCCGGGTGGTGCCCGGGGCCAACGGCGATTACGGTTCCTAGCAGCCCGAGCGAGAGTGTGCGTTTGGCTGTCTGAGGCACCACGATGCGACTTCCCGCACGGAGGTCCCCTTGGTCATCATCGATTCGCACGAGCACGTTGTCCGACCTGAGAGTGAGTCGTCCGTGCTCGACGTCCTCGCTCACGCGGTCCCAGAATGCGAGCGAGTACCGTGACACGGTTTCTTTCACCTCCGCTTCTTGAGCTCGAGTAAGCAGTCCTCGAGCGGAAAGCTCCTTGTCTAGTTGCTCATAGAAGTACTCACTGATCGCGGTCATCACTTGTCTCTCCTGGTTTTCTTGATCTCCACTTCGCGCGTGGTGCGCACTGCTTGCGCGCTTGAATTCGCTGCCTCGAGCTCAACCACAGTCTCGACAACGCCTATGCCCGTGTAGTTGAGAGCTACGCTCTTGCCAGGAGCCTGATTCAGCACCACCAACACCGAGCCATCTGACTCGATGCGGTCGATCGACACGCAGCACTGCTCTCCCACCGCGAACGACTCCGCTCGCCTCACACCGAGCGTTGCGGGAACCGAGATGACCTGACGCGGATGAAACCTCTTGATGTTCATGTTTTTCTCTCCACTATCGTGAAAGTCCGGAAACCAGGAACGCACAACCCGCTGTAGCTCGGGCATCATCGCTCCAATCTGATCGGCCAAACCACGCACGAGTCGTCGCTGCAATTGGCCGGCTTGCACGAGCAGAACTGACAGAGTCTGTGCGGCTTGAGTGCTGGTGATGCATCCACCGGTGCTCGCGCTTCCGTTCGGCCCCTGAAGTTCGGGGGTGCGGGACCACGGTGTTTCTTGACCCAGCCCCGTCCAGTCAGTCTTCCCCAGTCCTCGACTCGGATTCCCGTCACTGCGCGTATTCTCTCGGCCAGTGCGTACGATGGTTTGAAGTACCCTCCCTCGAGCTTCGGCACGCTCGACGGTGCGATGCTGATGGCACACGCCAATTGGAACGAACTGAACCCGTGCGTGCGCTTCCACGCCTTGAGTGATTCACCGGCGGTCATCGATTTGCTCCTGCGAGTGGCTCAGACATGCGATGCCCCGCCCCGGAACAAATCGCACCTTGCGCACTCTCCTGCGTTGCCGATCAGGGCAGTGCCACCGACCGCACACGATGCACTGGCCTCTCGATCGCGGAACGATTACGGGGTAGCTCACTTGTCTTGCTCCTCTCGCTCGCTCAACTCGAGTGCCGCTTGCCTGAGGAGCGGACCGTGCACCGGGTCAGCCATCGAGAGCACAACGCGCTGCTCCGGGGTGAGCGTGTTCGGGTCGACTCGCGAGAGCGTTTCCTCGAGCTCCACTACGCGAGCTCGGAGTTGACGAATCGTCTCCTGCTCCGACTCGAGCCGGGCGAGCACACTCAGAGCACGCGCTGCGATCGGTCCAGGCTCGGTCGCAACGAGCTCGCGTGCTATGTCCAGCGTGCTGCCAGTCCTACGAGCTCTACACGCTGCACGCCGCGCAAGCTCGCCCTCCCAGTCCGCTCGAGCGAGTGCTCGGTTGCGTGCCTTGGCCTCCGCTCGCAGCTCGCGCACGGTCGGTGGCTTGGAGCCGCGCGCGCTCTGGGGTCTGGAGCCCCCACCTGACTTAGACCGACTAGATGGCCTGCTCATAACCCAGTTCTCCTGTCCGGGCCAACGGGCCCAAGTGATTTAGATGATACGGCTGGTCGTTCCAACTTCGTTACCGGCCACTGGGCCACTGTGAGTGCGTCATTCCCCCATACCCCAAGGACCGGGCCCAGCGCACTCACTGGGGCCTGACGGCCCGAGTGCGCTTGGGCGGTCCACGCGAGTGCGATCGCAGTCGCTTGAGTGCGAACGCACTTAGACCGACTGTTCGCCATCTGCATGCTCCTGTTCCTTGAACAGCTCCGACTTTACGTCCGGATGGTGATAGAGCGTGGCCCGCCGCCTTCCCAGCGAGGTAACCAGGCGCCCGTTTGCAGTCACGGCCCCGAGCACCAGCTCGGTCCGGACCCGGCTCCACCCGAAGCGCTCGTTGCAAAGACCCAGCATTCCGCGCCATGAGGTGGGCGGCTCGTGCCGCATAGCCTCTACGATCGAGCGCGCGTCGTCCTGCGTTTGCAGTGCGGCGCGACGTGTTCTGTTCTCATCGGTCTCGTGCGCCTTCAGCGTGGAGTGCGCGGCCACCATCAGACCGTCTCGAGGATTCCACTGGTCCCCGACGTCCTCGATCGTGAGGTCGAATTGGTCGAGGCAGATGCCGGTTTCTCGGCTCTTGGTGTGTGTGACGCAGGAGGTATTGCGTCCTTGCGCGTCCTTGCCTCTCCCCTCGAGCATGAGCACGGAGCTCAGAGCATCGTAGATTGAGCTCGAGCCACGGAGCGCCGTCTTCTGACCGCCAACGTCGTCCTTGCTCGGTTTGCGCCCGTGGAGCAGGAGCAGCACGCACAGGTTGTTGGTCGCCGCAACCCGACGCAGCATGTCGATGCCGCTCCGGGCCTCGCTGGAGTTTTCGTCGAGAGCGGGGAACGCCGCTCGGAACGAGTCGATGAGCACCATGTCGAAGCCAGCGGTCGCGCGCACGAGCTCGCGTTCCGTGCCCGGGTCGGAGAGGTAGCTCGGTGGCAGGCATCGGACATCGACCGGGGTGCACTCGAGCGGACCCAGCGCGTGTCCACGGAGCAGCCGCTGAATCCTCTGAAGGGTCAGGATCGGGCCCTGCTCGTAATCGAGGTAGAGCCACCGGAGCGGCTTCTCGACGCCGTACATCCCCCAGATGGGGAGCGATGCCGAGCTCTGCACGAGGGCAGCGGCTGCGGCCACCGTCTTCCCGGCGTACCCGTACCCTGCGATTCCGCACACGAGTCCTGTGGACCATCCGAGCGGGCGACAGAGCCACTGCATGGTGGCGCGCGACGAACACGCTGCTTGCCACCCGAGCGACTCACCCCACCTCGAGCCGCCATTCACTGGCAGGTCGGCGTCGAGGGTGGTGCGGAGCGTCTCGAGGATCTTCGAAAGATCGGTGCTGGAGTACGCCTCTCCGGCCGCGTTCTGGCAGGCTTGGATGACCTGCCGCGCCCTCCACTTCTCCGAGATTCGACCAGCGTGTTCGACCAGGTTCGCGACCGCCGGGCTCGCCTCCACCACCTGCACAAGGTACTCGACGCCCCCGACTTGCTTGAGCTTGTCCGAATCGGTGAGCGCGCCCTTGACCCGCATGAGGTCGATGGGTTTGCTTTGCGCCCACAGGGAACGCACGGCCTCATAGATCAGCCGGTTCGGATGCGAAAAGAAGTGGTGCGCCGGAAGGTGCTCGATGAGCGGGATGTACCGTGCAGGGTCGAGCACGACCGCAGAGAGCACGACTGCCTC